CCCGTTTGGCGAGCTTGTCATCCCGGCCTTCAATCCCAGCGACGTGAAGCTCGGTAACACCAAAGATCCCGACAAGATCGCCGAGCGTATCCGGCAGGCCGAGGAGAACCACGTCACCGACTACATCCGCAACGCTGCGCTCGATGCACTGAGCGGTAAGGTGCTGTGCATAGGCTACCGCCTAGATAGCAACGAGCCTGCTATCCTGTCGTCAGACGCTGACGGCGAGGCCGCAATGCTGCGGCAATGGTGGGAGCTGCTCGATGCATGGGAGCGCCATACGCGCATCATTGGGTTCAACATCAAGGCATTCGATTTGCCGTTTCTAATCAAGCGCTCCTGGAAGCACCGCGTCACAGTTCCATATTGGATCAGAAATGGCCGCTACTGGAACGACCTGATCGTCGACCTGCGCGAGGTGTGGCAGCTTGGGGACAACCGCGCCCATGGCAGCCTCGGAGCCATCAGCAGGCACCTGGGCCTCGGTGAAAAGACCGGCAATGGCGCCGACTTCGCCAACCTGTGGAAGACCAACCGCCAGGCAGCCATCGACTACTGCCTGCAGGACGTGAAGCTCACGCAGCAGGTGGCGGATGTTTTGATGCCGTCGTATTGACCCTAGACAACGGCAGAAACGGACGATAGGGAGCAGCACGTCAGCGCGAGCCGTAGGAAGTGAGCGCCGACATTACAGCCAGAAGCCATGTCCAACCAACTTTTCCCCACCCTTTCCGTGACACGTCCCGTTGCTTCTGCGGGAGTTCCTACCACGGTCTGGGTGGGGTTTTCTGTTTGATACATGAAACTCGAAATCCAAAGTCAGGACCACATCAACATCCACGCATTGTACGCTGGGTACGTTGTCATTGAGCAAATTACTGGAACTAACGAAAACTCAAGCGTGTTTATTGCAGCACACAACATTGATATGTTGTGCTATATGCTTCAAGAGGCCAAAACAGTAGCTCAAGAAAAGCAGAAGCAATATCTGCAAAAGAAGAACGATTGCCTCATTTATCAGGAGAAGAACAAATGAGAATCCGCACAATCAAACCTGAGTTCTTCCATCACGAAGGCCTTTTCGAAGCAGAGGTGGAGACAGAACTTCCTATCAGGATCGCCTTTGCCGGCCTGTGGTGCATTGCTGACAGAGCTGGGCGTTTCAAATGGGAGCCAAGACGCATCGGTGTGCAGGTGCTGCCATACGACGGCGTCGACTTTTCACGCGTGCTCGACGCGTTGACCACGCGTGGTTTCGTTCTCAAGTATCGCGTTGGTGACGAGTGGTTCGGCTGCATTCCGAGCTTCTCAAAGCACCAAGTGATCAACAACAAGGAACGAGCGTCAATTCTGCCTGATCACCTCGAAAATGGAGCAATTTACGAGGAAATCGACGCGTTGACCACGCGTGATCCACGCGATGACGACGCGTGCCATAAGGAAGGGAAGGGAAAGGAACAAGGAAAGGAAGGAGTTCCGCAGAAACACGCGTCGGAGCTTTCCGAAGAACTGGACATCTTCCGTATGCGCATCGGTTCTTGGTTCAAGCGTAGGCCTGAGACCCGATGGAGCGACAAGGAAATCAAACTGCTCAAGGAAGCCTTCGACTCCGGTTTCACCGCGGAAGAACTCGATATCTTGGAGCAGTTCTATTGGGGCAACAGCAAGTACAAGCGGCGTGACATCAAGACGCTGCTGAACAACTGGAACACCGAGATAGACCGTGCCAAAGGCGAAGCCGGCTTGTTCGGCAGTACGACAGGCAAGCCTGAAGCCAACCCCACAGACGCCAAAGATCTGCGTAACTACCTATGAACGACCCATTCTACGCAGAGGAAGACGAGTACGGTTTAGTCGGCTGTTGTATCGGTGGTAGTACCGATGTTTGCTACGAGGTATTCGCAAAGGTTCCAAGTGAAGCAATACAGAACGAGAACCTCCGTAGCATCTACGAGATTGCCAAAGGCATAACCAACAAAGGCGACAAGGTAACACAGAAGACAATCATCACAGAGTGGAAGAAGTTCTACCCAGCTCTTGCCGCTCCCTTCGAAGACCTCAGCAAGGCCGACGAGCTGTGCCCATCGGCCGCCAACTACCCGGCCTTCACCAAGTCGGTCCTAGAAGCTCACCTCAGACGCCAGCTACGAGCCGCTGGGGACCGTCTGATGCGCGAGTCCGCTGTCTCCACCCTCACCGTCGATCAAATCGTCTCTAATGCCGAAGCAGGGCTCGCTATTGAGGTCTCCAAGGACGAGGTGCAATCCTCGAAGTCCGTAGTCGGACGCTTCATCGACTCCACGCAGGAAAGGTTCGCACGCAAAGGCCAGCTCTCGGGCATCACCTCGGGCTTCTGGGCTCTCGACCAAAAGACCGACGGTTTTCAGTTAGGAGAACTCACCATCATTGCGGCAAGACCAAGCATCGGTAAGACAGCTATTGCAATAGCCATTGCCAATGCTGCAGGCATACAAGCAAAGGTTCCGACTCTATTCATCTCACTAGAGATGTCAGATGAGTCTATTGTACGCCGTATGGTATCTAGTGTCGGCTCTATTCCTATGCAGAGCATCAAGACTGGCGAACTTGATCAAGGCGGTATGAAAGCTATGGGCAGTGCATCAGCCAAGATAGCCAATAGCCCCATTGAGTTCGTGTCTGGTTCTTCTGTATCCAACATAGCCTCGGTGACAGCAATTATCCGACGTGCTGTACGCAAGTCGAAGGTGAAGCTGGTCATCATCGACTACCTGCAGAAAATCCATGGCTCACGAGCAGCCGAGAAGAAGACCTACGAGATCGCAGAAGTCAGCGGTAAGCTGAAATCTATCGCCACCGACACGAAAACCGCTATCGTGGCCCTCGCCCAGTTGAATCGTGAGAACGAAAAGGACAAGGGACGCATACCCAGACTCACCGACCTGGCCGACTCAGGCCAGATCGAACGCGACGCAGACTTGGTCCTACTGCTCAACAGGGATCGCAACGAGCCACAGGGAGAAGCCGTGATAGCCATAGCCAAACAACGTGACGGCGAGTGCGGCCTGATCAACCTGTGGTACGAAGGCCAATACTGCCGCTTCACAGACCCATCGCCGTGCTATTGATATGAGCAGAACACACAACGACAACCTCAGGCTATTGTCTGAAGCGCCGCAGATAATCGCCCGGGCCGTCAAGGCTGGTTGGATATCCTATCCGGCAAACCAGAAGTTCCTCGAAGACGGTTCGCCGGACCCAATGCTCATCGAGGACTACGCCCAGCAGGCCGTCAGGCACCACCCCGAATCCATGATTCGTGCCTATCAGCTCCGCAACATGGGCCTCAGCCTCGATGGCACCGCCAAGGCCTGCAATGTGCCCCGCGGTTCCATCGTCTACATGATCTCCAAAGGCCACGAACTGACCCTAGCCAGAGAACGCGAGGCAGCAGGCAACCCCCAACAATCACAATGAGCACTCCAACCAATCCAACAGTGGACGACCCGTTCCTTTACGCACCCCGACCGAAGTCAACGGTCCAGCCCGAGACCAAGGATGGCACCAGGCCTTCCATCCACGTCAGCCTGTATGCCTACGGAGGTATCTCAGCGGCCTGTCTCATGTCCTGGGTCGACCTGACAGCCACCTTTGCACGATCAGACCGGCAAACCGATCTACGCACCATCCGCGAGGATGCCCTGATATCCCGCAGCCGTTGCCGCGCTACCAAGTGGTTCCTTGATTCCGGTAAGGACGTCTGGGTGCAGATCGACCATGACGTGGAGTTCGCCGCGGCAGACATCGTGCGTATGGCAGAGCTTGCCCACCAGCACCAGGCTACCGTCTGCATCCCTTACCCCTGCAGAACACTTCCGGCTAGGCCAGCCCTGCGTCCGAAAACAGAGCACCTGCAGGCCCTGAAGTTCCAAACTGCCAACGCAGAGTCGGCTAGTGAGCTGGTGCCGATTCAGATGTTCGCCAGCGGATGCCTCGCAATCCCCCGTAAACGCCTCGTAGAGACGTTAGAAAAGCTCGGGAGGGT